AGGCGAGCACCGCCTCGGCCGACTGGCCAAAAACCACATCAACCTTATTCATGCTCTCGCTGAGATCGCCGGCCGCCGCGATGCTCTTGGCGGCCATGGCCACGATCGGCGCGGTGACACCGAGTGTCAGCCCTTGACCGATACTCGTGAGCTTTTGACCAAACGCGGCCATCTTCGATTCACTTTTGCCGATGCCGTCCGCGAACTCAGCCGCGTCCAGAACCAGCTTGACCGCTAGTGTCTCCAGTATCTGTCCCATGTTGCCCTAATGCTGCCGCCAGTTGGCGGAATTTCTCTTCCATGCCAACAGCATGGTCGCCCCAATAGTCGGGCATGAAATCGCCCGGCTTTTTCTTCTTGTCGCTCCACAAATTGACGATGACGGCCATGAGCATGGCGAACTGCAGGTCGGCCCGGCGCTCGCCCAGCGGCTCGATGCGCATGTAGGCGAGCCATTCGATATACTCGCTGTATTCCATGCGCTCGCGCAGCTCGCCGACGGTGGTGCCGCCGACAGCCAGCGCGAGATCGAACCAGAAGCGTCGCTCAGGGTCGTCTCTCAGTTTTTTTCCGCACGATCGACGGGGGTCTCCCCGTCGCTCTCACCAGGCTCACCGACATCCATGCCGCTGAGCCGAAAAACAACATTGCTCATGCGCTCGATCACGCTGTGCGGCTCTTCGAGCAACAGCTTCTCATCGTCGCTATTGAGCACGTTGGTACCAGAGGCGTCGATCCAACCGTAGATCACGGCGAAGCGCGCCATCGATCCCAGCGACCGGCTGTTCGTGACGGTGCGCTTTTGCGCGTCGACGCCTCTGGTGGCCAACTCCTGGATGTGCGCCTGCTCGCGGCTGGTCATGCCGCGCAGCAGGACATCACCGCCCCATTCGGCGATTGCTATCGTCTCGGTTTTGAAATGTTTGCGGCCCAGGGCCTCTCTGCCTACTGTCATATCTCTCCTCGTTAGCTCGGCATCGTCGGTGCGCCGGTGAATTTGAGCGTGATATCGGCCGCTAGCTTGTCCTTGAGCGGTGCCTTCGCTCTGAAGCGTTTGACATAGCCCGCCACCTCGATGGTATTGGTGGTGCCCGGCAGGGTGAATTTGAAATCAACCTCGGTGCCGGCGGCCGCCAGCGTGACGAGCTGCTGATGCGATGTGGCGTCGGGATCGTAGACGATATCCATCGCGCACTCGCCCGCCATCTTCATGCCACTGATAAACGCGCCCCAGCCGCTATCGCGGTCGCTGACCTCGATATCATCGGCCTCGATCCCAGGCATTTCGCCGATGTCGACGATCTGGGCGATTGCATCGTAGCCCAGCCCGTCGGGGTCGATTGAAAAGGTGACGGTCGAGCCTGCATATTTTGCCATAATTCGTTGCTCCTCAGTCTACAAAATGTCTAGCTCGGCATCGTCGACGCGCCGGTGAATTTGAGCGTGATATCGGCCGCCAGCTTGTCCTTGAGCGGTGCCTTCGCTCTGAAACGTTTGATGTAGCCGGATGATGTGATCGTGTTGGTGGTGCCCGGCAACGTGAATTTGGCCGTGATAACGGTGCCGGCGGCCGCCAGCGTCGCCAGTGCGACGTGCGTCGCGGCATCCGGGTCATAGACGATATCAAACGCGCACTCACCGGCCATTTTCATGCCGCTAATGAACGCGCCCCAGCCGCTATCGCGGTCGCTGACCTCAATGTCATCGGCCTCGATGCCGGGCATCTCGCCGATGTCGACGACCTGCACAATCGTGTCGTAGCCGCCGCCGTCGTCAATGGCCAGCACAACGGTCGAGCCTGCATATTTTGCCATAATTCGTTACTCCTCGTGCCAAACCAAAATGTCAATCATGCGTCGGTAGTAGTTGTTCTCATCAAACTCGGGCTCGGTATCGTCGCGCTCGGTGTCGAGAAAGAGGTCGTCGACGCGTGGGCTGCTATTCGTGAACGACTCGAGCGCCAATTTGAGCTGTGTCATGACCGCCACGGTGGCGGCATAGGTGCGGCCGTTGACGGCGAACTGCCAGCGGGCGATCACCAGGCCGGCGCTCTCCTTGCGGGTATCGACCGCGGTGCGACTGATCAGCTGATACGCGATGGCCGGCAAGGTCGCTTTTTGCGGCAGCAATAGCGGATAGATGCGCGCCGAAACGAGCGCGGACAGGCCGGCGTGTGCCTCCAGATGGATAATCAAATCGGTGATCACCGCAGCCTCTTTTTGATCTCAGCCGCGGCGATGGCCGTCGCCTCGTCATGCCGATTGTCAAAGGCCGGCCGCATAAAGGGCCGCGCCGGGCTGCCCGGATGGTTGGCCGATCGCCGAATCAGCCCATTGATAAAGCGCAGTGCTTTTGCGCGGCGGGGCACGATGCGATGCGGGCGGGCCCCAAATTCGATGATGTGGGCGTAAAATGCCCGGCTTTTCTCCGGTCCAATGTGAACTTCCACCCGACCGCCGCGTTTGAGCACGGTCTCTTTCGTCATGGCGTCGGCGGTGCGTTGGCTGATGCTGCGGGCGTTGGCCGTGGCGGCGTCCTGGATCGGCTCGGCCGCGGCATTCATGATCGCCTCCAGCCCGTCCTGCACATTGCCGCCGCGGCGCTTGATCTGCGCGATCACCTCGCTGACGCCCTCGATTTTGACCCGCATCTGCGTCGTCATGAGAGCACCTCGCGGCAGGAAAGCTGCAACTCGTGGCGCTTGCCCGTGCGGTCGGCGTAGCCCTCCACATCGAAAATACGCGAGCCAAAGACGATGCGCTGCTTGGCAGTGATGTCACTGCGCCAGCGGATAATGATCGTGTGGTCGACGGTTGCCTGCAACTGATCGGCGCTATTGATCATCCGCTCACGGGGCGATGTCGGTCGGATATCAGCCCAAACCTGGTCGAGTTCGGTCCAGGTGACGATCTCCTCATTGTAGCTGTCGGGGGCGGTCACCTGATATTGGATTGTCACGCGGTTGCGTAGGCGTCCGGTTTGCATTGGCGTACTCCGAATCAGGATAACGAAATGGCGCGAGTCTCATAGGCGGCCAGGGCATAGTCGACGCCGTCATAGCGAGCGGTGCGCGCAGCGGGTCGCAGATTGATCAATAGTAGCATTGTGGCGGATGCCATCGCCAACAGGCCCGCCGCGTCACCTGTGACCGTGATCGGGTATAGGTCCACACCTGCGCCAAAATAACTTTTGAATGCGACATGCACATCATAGGCCGGCGTCGTCGTGACCGGGCTGGTCGGGTTGTCGTCGGTCGAGTTCCAATAGCCGTATCGCTGCTCGCCGGTTGGTTTCTCGACGATCCATTGGAACATGTAGGATACGCCGCTATGGGTCAGATGCCAGAGCATGGCGGCATGGAGCGCGGCCTGCTCTGGTTCGCTGAAGTTCGCGTAATTGTTGATATTGAATCCATAGGACTCGGCCGCGATGATCGGCTCGTCGACGTAGCCCGTCAGTTGCCGGACCTTGACGATATAGCGCGCCCAGTAGCCAAAGGCCTGGACCGCCTCGCTATAGGTCAGCGCGGGCGCGGCAGCCAGCCAGGTTTTGAGATCGACCGATAGGCCATCGAAGCCGGTGGCATTGGCGATAAAATATTCGAGCAGACCGACATAGGTGGCGTCGATCGGCTCGCGCGTCTCGGTGGCATCGGCCTGGCCGAAATTGACCGTGCCATTGCCACGCAGGACCAGGTATGGCCCCCAGATGGCGACGCTCGCATCCTCGGTTTTGATGGCGGCATAGATCGCGTTGTAATCCGCCACAAAGCGCACCTGATCGCTGGTTGTATAGCCCTTCCACTCGTGCCCCCAATCGGCGGCGACGAACGCGATATCGGCTACGGTTGCGTCCGTATTATAGCGCTTAATGAAGGCCTGCACGTAGGCCGCGGCCTCAGCCCGGTAGGTGGTGAGAAATGTCTGATCAACAGGAGCGCCGCCGGTTGCCCCATCGAGCATCCAGTCGGGGAAACTCCAGACCTTGAGGACTGCCTCAGTGACGCCATTGGCCGCCAACAGGGTCATCATCGCATCGTGCTCGGTGAAATC